TACTCACAATTTATTAACAAACAATAAATTTCAATTCTTTGTTGGTAGATGTCCTCGTTTATCATTTTTTTCACAAAGAGTAAATGTTCCAAGTCTTTCATTTGGCACATCACTACAGTCAAATCCAACTGGTGTTCCTTCTCGCAGACCTGGAACATCTTATGTTTATGACGACTTGCAAGTTGGATTTGTTGTAGACGAAAATCTTACAAGTTGGTTAGAAGTACACAATTGGATGATTGATCTTGGTATTAATTACCGAGGAGATACTGAAAAATTTGTACCAAATAAACCAAGAGAATCCCAAAAAGTTTCATCTGCTTCTTTATTAATATTAAATAGCAATTATAAACCAATTATCAATTACACATTCAAAAATGTATATCCTACAATTTTAAGTGGAATTGATTTTGATTCATCACAAACAGATACTGATCCCATAATTGCAGCAGCAACTTTTGCATATACACATTATGAAGTTCAAGTGTTAACAAACCCATAAGGTAAATTTTATATTATGAATATTGATCAAATTAAAATTCAAGCAGAATTAGATACATCAATTGATGCGAATCACCTAGAAGAAGAATCTGCAAAAATACCACAAATACACAACAAATATTTGTGCATGTTGATAGATGAAAAAGTTATATTGGAATCTTTAGAATCTAAATTAAAAGTTCTCAAGCGAGATAAGTGGTTGTATTATTCGGGCAAAATGTCTGAATATGAATTAAAACAAAAAGGATGGGAACCTTTTGATCTTAACATTTTAAAACAAGATATTGATCGATTTATAGAAAGCGATTCTGATATTATTAATTTAAGTCATAAAGTTTTTATACAAAAAGAAAAAGTAAATTATATAGAAAGTGTTATTAAAATTATTTCAAATAAAATTTGGAATATAAGAGCATCCATTGAATGGATTAAATTCTCTCAGGGTGTATGATACACATAAAAGAAGTTGATTCTGTTTATATTGAAATCGATTGCGATAAAAGTATCGCAAAAGAGTTATCTTCATTTTTTACTTTTAGAATACCCAACTCCCAATACAATCCAGCATTTCGAAAAAAGAAATGGGATGGAAAGATTCGTTTATTTAATATCTTAACAAATAAAATATATGCTGGATTGCTACCATATGTTTTAAAGTTTGCAGAAGATAGGGGTTATAAATTATCTTATGATTCTTCACTCAAAAAGAATGATGAACCAGCAGAACTGCCTACAGTTTATTCTGGAGGCAAACAGATTCAACCTCATGACTACCAAATAGAAGCAGTCAAGCACGCCATTTCAAATCGTAGAGCGTTGCTAATATCGCCAACAGGGAGTGGTAAGAGTCTGATTATATACTGCATTATGTTGGAACTACTTAAGAGGGTAAATAAAAAAATACTTATTGTTGTGCCTACCACTGGACTTGTAACTCAATTGAATTCTGATTTTCAAGATTATGCAAATACAACTGAAATCTCAAAACATATTCATTTGATTTATGGTGGACAATCTAAAACTACAGATTCTAGAGTGATAATATCAACATGGCAAAGTTTATACGATCAAACTGAAGATTATTTTAGTCAATTTGATGCAGTCATTGGTGATGAATCACATTTATTTAAAGCAAAATCTCTTGTTAAGATAATGACAAAATTAAAAAAATGTGAATATAAGATAGGAACAACAGGCACATTAGATGGTACACAGGTACATAGACTTGTTCTTGAAGGATTATTTGGTGCGGTAAAACAAGTTACATCAACAAAAGAATTGATTGATAAAGATGTTCTAGCAAAATTAAATATAGAATGTTTACTTTTAAAATATCCAGATTCTAAAATTGCTGAAATCAAAAGAGCAAAATATCAAGAAGAGATAGAATGGTTAGTACTAAATAATAAACGAAATGAATTTATATGTACTCTCGCAAATAGCATCAGTGGGAATGTGCTTGTTTTATTTAATTTTGTCGAAAAGCATGGAATTCCGTTGTTTCAGAGTATTTCTAAGGAGAGAAAAAAGGAAGCTTATCTTATTTGTGGAAAAACGGATATTGAACAAAGAGAACAAATAAGAAATATAGTTGATAAGAGCACAAATAGTGTTTTAGTCGCTTCGTATGGTACTTGTAGTACGGGTATCAATATTAAAAATATACATGCAATTATATTTGCTTCTCCTTCTAAATCAGTAATACGAGTATTGCAATCAATTGGTCGAGGTCTTAGAAAGTCGTCTACAAAAGACAAAGTTACAGTATTTGATATTGGTGATGATCTTAGTTATGGCAAGTATAAGAATCATGCTCTCAGACACCTAGATGAGCGAACTACCATATATACTAATGAAGAGTTCACCTTCAAGAAAACAAAAATTAAGTTAGGAGAATGAATATGAATATTAAGGTTCTTAAACTTAGAAGTGGTGAAGAAATAGCATGTCAGATCGTAGATCAAACAGATGCTAATTATAAAATATTTCAACCAATGGTATTCAAAACAATCTCATCATTAGATGATCTTGGTAGACCTTTTGATATAACAACTTTGTCAGATTGGTTGGTAAATACTGATAATAAAAATGTAGATTTACCATCCAATCACATTGCATTTATTACAGAACCAAACACTCAAACTTTAGAACTTTATAAGAGTGAAAGTGAGAGAGAATTCAAAGAACAAGAAATTCAAAGTACTCTACACAACACATCTGATGAAGTAAAAGAAATTGCAAATAAAATAACAGATGCTGATCTATTTGGAATGTTTTTAGAAGATTTATTTAAAAATTCTATTACAGATAAAACTCCAAAATCTCCTAAGAAAAAGAAAAAGAAAAAAGAGTCATATCCAACTGATTTGGAAGACTCTTCTGAATTAGACAGACATATGATTATGATGCAACTTTATATTCCAGCTGAGACTATAATGAATTTAGTTACAGCAGGAGTTATTGATCCAAAAACTTTACTTGATATGGTAAAAGAAGTAAAGAAAAGAAACAAGTTTACTGGTGATGAGAAGACGAGAGAGGACTTTGGTAATAAGTTCTCTGATTGGAATCCAGATCCCGAATCTAATGACTATAAGTAACTATTAGCTACTAATGGATCTTCTCATTTCATTCCCACACAGAAATTATACACATGTTTACCAAAATCTGTCAAGCTGTCATCGTGAGTTTTTTTAAAAAAACATTTAATAGCTTGCAAACTTGCTTAGACATGTTACAATTTGGTTCTGTAGAGGATGAACATGAACAAAGAAGATGAAATAGATCAAGAACTTGAAAAAGATATAAAAAGTTTAAAACATTATATTGATAATGAAAAATTTTGCAAGTCTATGACTGATTGGAAAAAACTAGTCAATATTGCAGAAAATTGTGGAGATAAAAGACCTCCTGTTACCAATTATATTGCAGAATGCTTTATAAAGATAGCAGAACATTTATCACACCGTCCTAATTTTATAAATTATCCATTTCGTGAAGATATGGTAGGAGATGGTGTAGAAAATTGTTTGTTATATGCTCATAACTTCGATCCCGAAAAATCATCAAATCCGTTTTCATACTTTACTCAAATAATATATTATGCTTTTTTGCGTAGAATAGAAAAGGAAAAAAAGCAAGCATACATTAAATTTAAATGTTTGCAAATGAAAGATGTTGATGGAAAATTTATAGACTGGTTAAAAGGCACGGAAGCAACAAGTTACTCCGATTTCATTCAAAAGAATTTCTCGTTAAGTGAGAAAGACTTAGAGAAATTAACAGAAAAAGAAAACTTAAAGAAGAAAAAGAGAAAAAAGTGAAAATTGCATTTCTTTGTGATACCCATTTTGGTTGTAGAAATGATTCTCCCTATTTTTTGGAAAATGCACTTAGTTTTTTTGAAAAACAATTTTTCCCATTTCTAGAAAATAATAAAATAAAAAATGTTATTCATTTGGGAGATTTCTTCGATAGAAGAAAGTATGTAAATTTTAATACGCTTTCGGCAGTTAGAACAAGATTTATTGAAAGAATAGTAAAGGATAAAATTAATTTTCATATTACTATTGGTAATCATGATACTTATTTTAAGAACACAAACGAATTAAATTCTTTAAATGAATTATTAGGTGACAGATTTTCAAATATCACAATATATGAAAAACCAACAAAAATAGATTTTGATGGTTTTTGTTTTGGAATAATACCTTGGGTAACGAAAGAAAATGAAGGAGAAATTCTAGATTTTATATCAAAATGTCCGTGTAAAATGATTGGTGGGCATTTTGAAATTGTTGGATTTCAAGTAATTCCAGGTATTAAGCATCAGGGTGGATTTAACATTTCTGTCTTTAATAGATTTGATAAAGTATTATCTGGTCATTTTCACATAAAGCAAACAGAAGGAAATATTCATTATTTGGGTACACAGTATCAGATGAATTTTTCTGATGTTTACACCAAAAAGGGATTTCATGTTTACGATACAGAAACCGATGAATTACAATTCATAGAAAATGATAATAATATATTTCATCTGTTTACTTATGACGATTCGACTGCGGATGAATTAAAAATTATGGCAAAATTTTTAACGAATAAAAACCTTCAGGGGGGTTTTGTTCGTGTAAATGTTAGAAATAAATCTAAACAAGAAATATTTGATAAGTTTGTATCTGCGTTGTGGGAAAAAGGAATACAAGACTTGTCGATAATAGAGGAAGTATTCGAATCCACTTCCACTAACGAATTTGATGAAACTCAAGATACTATGAGTATTATCAATACAGAAATTGATTCTATAACAAAAGATATTGACAAATATAAGTTAAAGAATATAATCAAAGATCTTTATATGGAAAGTTTAAAAATATGAATTTTACTCAAGATAAAAGTTTGGAATTTGAAAACGATAAACATATTAATCTGGGAATGAGAACTAAAGAAGAACCACTTCCAGGAGAGTATAGAACCCAAGTTGATCCATATGGAATGCTTGTGAGAAAATCCCATGCACATTATGTTGGATCAATAGTTTTAAAGGAAAATAAACTTTCTGTGGGTGTAGTGACACAATTTAAACCAACAGAAACTGTAATATCAAAATCAAAAATACATGGTTATGGTGCTTTTGCAATCAAAGATTACGCTGTTGGTGATGTAGTTGAAGAATTTTATTGCATCCTTTTGGATACCACAACAGAAAGTAGTACAGATTTTATCCTAAATCGTTATGGATTGTTATGGGAATGCAATTGTGATATTTGCAAAAACAATGGAAAAACATTTGTCATACCAACAGGAAATGTATTAACATACAATCATTCCGATACTCCAAATGTTTTTATCTCTATTGAAAAACCTCTAAGAAGAGGAAAAGTTATTGCACTTACCGAAATAAAAGTAGGAGAAGAAATTCTTCGTTATTATGGAAAAGAGCATGAAAAACTTTTAGAAAAAGAACCATTAATAACTACGAGATTAGATGTTCCAGAAGGTTTGCCCGTCAGAACAGCGTCGGATGAATTAGATGAATTATTGACTCCTAAACAGAAGATAGATTTATCAAATACCGAAATAGTAGAATCTGATACAAATAGTTTATCTTCAACTATGTTCCGTTCTATGATTGTTCCAGAGAAATTACTATGATAAAATTTCAAAAAGTAAGATTTAAAAATTTTGGATCATTTGGAAATAATACGACAGAAATTGTATTGGATAAAAACAATACAACACTCATATGCGGATCAAATGGTAGTGGTAAATCATTTGCTTTTTTGGATTCAATTACCTTTGCTCTTTTTGGAAAACCATTTAGAAAAATAAATATTCCTCAACTTACAAATTCTATTAATGAAAAGAATTGTCTTGTTGAGATCGAATTTAGTAAAGGGTCTGAAAACTTTTTAGTCAAGCGGGGCATAAATCCCAGAATTTTTGAGATTTATAAGAACGGATCACTGATTAATCAGGATGCAAAATCTTTAGATTATCAAGAATTGCTAGAACAACAAATATTAAAAATGAATTACAAGACTTTTACCCAAGTGGTGATTCTTGGTAGTTCTTCCTTTGTTCCATTCATGCAACTTTCAGCAGCAGATCGTAGATCTGTAATTGAAAATATTTTAGATATCAATATCTTTAGCACAATGAATGTTGTCCTGAAGGGGAAAATATTGTCTCTTAAGGAAAATATAAAAGATGTAG